TTTGCAGCGTATGGTTCGTGGTCAACTTCATTGCCATTAAATAATATTAAAACACGTCAATTATCAAAAAAAGCGCGTTCAACAGACGATGCAAACGCATCAACTAAATTGCGTTTTTCAACAGACATTGAGCGCATTGTTTCAACGCTTGGAATTATTGCACATAATTTATCCGTTAATGCGACATGGCGTTATCGCGTTTATTCAGACAGCGGTTATGCTACATTAGTTTATGATTCTGGCACACTTGACGTATGGCCTAGCTCGCCTTATGGCAGTTATGAATGGGAAGATGTGCATTTTTGGGATTTAACGCCAACGGATGAAGAAATTGCGTATTACACAAAAAATTTAATTTACGTTATTCCATCGATTGTATCAGCGCAATATTATCAAATTGAATTTTTTGACAGCAGCAATTCTGACGGCTATGTTGAATTAGGTCGTATTTTTATAGGGTCAACTTATCAACCTGTTTTAAATATGAATCTAGGCGCGTCAATTGGTTATGAATCGGCAACCGTTGTTGATACAGCCATGAGTGGTGCAGAATTTTTTGATAGGCGTGATAGTTTTAGAATTGCACAATTTACGCTTGACCATTTAACTTATGCTGAATCAATTTTAAATAATGATATTATGAAAATATCAGGCACAGATTTAGAAGTGCTTTATATCTGGGATAGTGCAGACGCGCTTAATCTGCAAAGGCGTTCGTTTTTAGGCAGGTTGAAATCATTATCGCCTATTTCACAGCCATACAACACACGATACCAAACAACATACGAAATCAAGGAATTATTATGACGGGCAGTGTAACATTTAGCACAGCAATCGGTGGTGACGGTTCAACTGTTACTGATGATGATAATGCAACAACGGGATTAAGGGATGGCGGGTGGCGCACAAGGTTTGTGCCATGTTTTACTAATCAAGTTTCAATTGCAAATTATGTTGTAACAAAAGCAAATGAAGCGGCAGCAAGTCAAACAGCAGCAGGTTCAAGTGCGACAGCCGCATCTACATCTGCGTCAACTGCAACAACTAAAGCAAGTGAAGCATCAACTTCTGCTACTAACGCTGCGACATCGGCAACTAACGCATCGGCTTCTGCTTCAACGGCAACTACACAGGCATCTAACGCATCTACCTCAGCTACTAATGCCGCAAGTAGTGCGACAGCGGCATCGGGTAGTGCATCAACTGCAACAACACAAGCGGGTATTGCGACAACTCAAGCAACTAACGCATCGGCTTCTGCTTCAACGGCAACTACACAGGCATCTAACGCATCTACCTCAGCTACTAATGCGGCAAATAGTGCTACCGCAGCAGCGGCTAGTTATGATTCATTTGATGATCGTTATCTTGGCGCAAAAGCATCCGATCCTAGCGTTGATAACGATGGCAATGCACTACTTACGGGTGCGATGTATTGGAATACAACAAGCAGTGAAATGCGCGTTTATAGTGGTAGCGCATGGATAACTTCTTACTTGCCTGCATCGGAATATTTAGCATTAGCTGGCGGCACGATGACGGGTGCAATTACGTTTGCGGCTGGGCAATTTGGAACAAATGTTAATACGTTTTTAACTACACCATCCAGTGCTAACTTAAAAGCAGCATTAACTGACGAAACAGGAAGCGGTGCAGCGGTATTTGCAAATACACCAACTTTAATTGCGCCAATTTTAGGCACTCCAACAAGTGGTACGCTAACTAATTGTACATTTCCAACGCTTAATCAAAATACCACAGGTACAGCAGCAACAGCAACCAACTTAGCATCTGGAAGCGCAGGTACAATTCCATACCAAACAGCATCGGGTACAACTGCTATGCTCGCTGTGGGAACAACAGGTCAAGTATTAACATCAAATGGCGCGTCTGCGCCTACATGGGCAACAGCTTCTGGTGGTGGCGGTACAGCGACAGGTGCAAGCTATACTAATCCAACGGCTGCGGGTACAGCGGCAGCGGCATTTGGTAGCGGAGCGTCAGCAGGGGGTAGTTCTTCTCTTGCGTTAGGTAAATCAGCAAGTTCTTCTGGCGGAAGTGCAATCGCAATCGGTGAGAATTCATCAGCTAACGGAACTTATGCCGTTTCAATAGGGGCATCTTGCAGTTCTGTTGATAGAACCACCGCACTTGGTATGAATTCTGGTGCTAGTCCTTCAATAACAGCTACAAGCGCAGGCGCAATGGCATTGGGCGGCTCTTATGCTAGCGGTACAGACAGTTTTGCTGCGGCTATTGGTAATAATACGAGTAGTTATGGGGCGACTGGGGCAAATAGTATTGCTATGGGAGCGCAATCTAAAGCAACAGGTGCATATTCATCTTTTGTAGCAGGGTATCAATCTCAAGCAACTGGAGCAGGTTCAGTTGCAATAGGTACATTAGGGATTGCTAGTTCTGGAGGCAGTATATCAATAGGCGACCATGCGTATGCTACGGGCGCACACGCTTATGCAATGGGGTATTATGTTACAGCTTCTGCTGATTCTTCTTACGCATTTGGTGTAAATACATTAGCGCAACAAATAGGTAAATGGGTATTTGGAAATTCTAATTACTCTGGTTATCAACAAGCAGGGAAAATTGTTCTTCGCGCAGCAACGACAACAACTACAGCAGTTGCGTTAACATCTGACGGTAATGCCGCATCAACAAATAATCAGCTTATTGTAGCAAGCAGTCAAGCGATGGCGATTCAAGGCACATTGATAGCTAAGCAATCTGGTAGCGGCAATATGGCGGCTTATAACATTACAGGTGCAGTTTCAAATAATGGTGGAACAATGGCTGTTACAGGACTTGCTTTAACTCTTATTGGCTCGGATTCTATTGGTCTTGGCGCATCGCCAACCATTGCAGTAGATAATACAAACAAAGGTGTAACGATTACATCGGGGTATAAATCAGCTACCACAATACACTGGGTTGCAACGGTAAATACTTCAGAAGTAACGGTTTAATAATCAACAACAAAACAGGAAACAACAATGGCTATTCAAATTGATTTACAAACAAGCAACTTCGGCATTCCTTTTGCGGGTGCTTATTTTCGTATCGTTACATCATCTATTAGTCGTCAACGTGGTTCAAACTTTTCAGTGATGATTGACGTGGTGGGTTATGCACAAAAACCAACTAATGATGATACTAAAGACATTGACTTCAGACGCTATCACACGCCATTAGCAGACGTAGAAGCGCAAGCAGGATCAACATTCTTAGAAAAATCTTATAACTGGGTATCATCACAAGCTGATATGACTGGCGCGGTAGCGGTGTAAACCATGCCAGATGAAGCCTGCCGTTTAGCTAAAGCGGAAAATGAAATTGCTAATTTAAAATCTGATATTCACGATCAGTCTAAAAAATTAGACGCAATAATCAAATCCATTGATGAAATGAAAGAAGAACAGTCTAGGTACAAAGGCTTTATTGGTGGCGTGGTGTTTGCTGTGGGCGCGTTATTCTCATTTCTTACTTGGTGGACGACTAAATAATGGAGATGTTGCAGTTTGCAACAGACGTGGGATTCCCGATTGCATCGGCCTGCATTGGATTATATTTTGTCTTTCTCACAGTCAAGTTTTTGCTTGATAGCGTTCAAGAGCGCATAAACGGTCTAATCAGCATCATTAAACAGCTCGACACGCGCGTTACAGCAATGAGTAATGATATTATCAAGATTGATGCTTTAATGGCTGACGCGCTTGAAATACCGCAAGAAAAAGACAAGCCAAAACTTCAACCCGTTGAGCGTAAAGACTAATGGACACGACTAGCATTGCAAAATATATCAATGATTATGGATTTCCTATCGTTGCGGCTGGTGGCATGGGTTATATTGTCTATTTTGTTTGGGTTTGGGCAACGACTATTGTTAAACCGATACTTGAAGAAACCTATATTGTACTGGTTGAATTGATAGATCAGATTCGTGTGCTGGATAATGACATGATTCGTCTTACACAAAAATTGATAACTATTTTATTGTTGCGGGGTAAAAAATGAAAATCGGACAGCGCGGATTAGATTTAATTAAAGAATTTGAAGGATGCAAACTCAAGGCGTACCAATGCCCAGCGGGAGTGTGGACTATTGGCATTGGCTCAACACATTATGGTGATGGCACACCTGTCACTAAAAACAGAACGCTACCTAATGAAGGTGCGGCTTTGGCTTTATTGGCTGCAACGATTGGGCAATATGAAAAAGATGTCACTTCTCTTGTAAAAGTGCCAATCAATCAAAATCAATTTGATGCACTTGTTTCGTTTGCGTACAATCTTGGTTCAGATATTGACAAAGACGATATTGCAGAGGGCTTAGGCGACTCAACGTTATTGAAAAAATTAAACGCTGGTGACTATACTGGCGCAGCTAATGAGTTTAAGAAGTGGAATAAGTCCAGCGGTAAATCACTTGCAGGGTTAACCCGCAGGCGTGAAGCGGAATCGGAATTGTTTTTAAGCTAATAAAAAAGCCGCTTATTCAGCGGCTTTATTTTTACTCATCCATTTCTGATAAGCCAATTCGGGCGTTAATGCTGCGCAAACCACTGTCGTTTGCGTGTAGCACAACCAAAAACGCCCGATCTTTTTAAGTCGTGGTTTCATGCACTGCGTTCACTTATAAACACGGGTTGCATGGGGTTATCTGCGAACCATTTTAATTTTATTAAATAATCGCGCATGGCTTGATAACGCAAGCCGCCTGACGGTTTACCACTTTTAAATTCATACATTACACGCCCTCTTTTTCTTTTAACTTATCAAAATACCACTGCGCCTTTTTTAAATCCTCAGCACCGTTTTTTTGCTTATAACGCCATTGATATTTTAATATGTTCCCGCGTAAAAATCCGATAAATTCTTCTTTGGTTAGCATAGATTCAATTGCGTCAATACATTCAACATTGCCGCTGCTATAGTGCGCTGGTGAATTTACTTTTTCTTTTTGCTTGTTTAAATGTTTAATGACGTTATCCAGTCTAACAGGTGAACAATCAACAAATGGCGGCAATTCTTCATAGCTTGTCAATGTGTATAAATACGCATTGTCTATTCTATCAACAGATTTATGCACAATGCCTTCTTTGATTAACTTTTGAACCTTAAATTCCACTTGATGTTGCTTTAAATCTGTTAATTCAGTGATTTCGCGCATTGTCATGCCTTGACGGTTTCCGCGCTGAAGTATTTGCTGAATCATTTTTTAATCTCATTAAGCTGATAAGGGTGACAGGTTAGATTCCATCTACCTGCAAATTGCAAATTTTTAAATGCAAAATCCTGTCTAACTGCCGCGCTTTCACACGAAGCCTTATCCGCAAATTCAATTGTTGATTGTGTAAGCTCACCGTGAGTGGTTACAGCGATAATTAAAATATAAGCTGTTGTACTAATCATTTTTTACCTTCCTTTACTTTTATAGTGTATGTAATTCACCAATTCTAGCGGCATTGATTAGCCACGCTAATTGGCGCAATATTCCTTGCTGTTCTTTTACATATTGCTTAGGTGTTAACATAAAGTCATCTCCCATCGTTTTGGCATTTCATTGCACCAAGTAGAAAGAAAAGCGCGAATCATATCATTACCGCGATCTTTACCATCATAAATTGATTTTTGAATTTTTATTAAATCATCAATATGCTCAACATCATCTTTCAGCATTTTTTTTTGTATCAGATCAGAACAAACAGAAAGTGCTGTTTCAAGATTGTAAAAATGTGTAACACGTCGATTTATAACTCGATAAACAAATGGCAGTTTATTAAATTTTTTCTTAACAGTGTTAATAGATAGCCCGTAAAGTTTAGCAAAATCTTTTGATGTTATCTCGTTTTCGCTTTTCTTAATTATCTCCAAATTAGTTATTGTAAAATTTGCGTTATTATTGTCTTTATAGCAAATTGAATCTTCATACACAGGGTAATAACCCTGAGCAAGAAAGAAAGCCACACGCCACGCTTGATGCCATTTTGTGCGTCCACTTACGGTAACTTTAAGCAAAAAACTTGCACGGTCACGATTGTACAAAACCATTGGAATGGTTGGACTGGTTTTTCTAAAAAATTGACCAGTCATTGGATTATATGAAATTCTATCTTTCAATGACTGCAAATCTTTTTTTGTTATATCACTCATTTTTTCACCTTATCGTTGATGCTGTATATCTAAATCAAAAAGTTTTCGTTCTTCGCCACATTCGCCACAAATCCTAATATGCCTGCTTGGATAACTTTGCCACCATGGGTGCAGGCAATCTTTTTTGTTTGGTTTTACATATGGCACAGGCAATACTGGTTTAATTAATGCCATAGCCATATCCCCGCTAATATGAGTGCTAATACATAAAATATTAATGCTGCAATGTCGTCAATCTCCACGCGCATACTCCATCATAAAACAAACTATTAAAACAAAAATGCCAGTCCAAAAAATTAACTCAGCCATGTTTACGTTCCTCTCTAAATTTTGCCAATATAAATTGAATATCAATGGTTTCTTTGATACTGCGTAACTTTTGACGCTTCAGGCTTTTACGTTCTTCTTTAAGATCATTTAGACGGTTAAGTAGGTGTTCTTCAAGTGCTATTTGTTTCATCTTGCTACCATATCACCAGCAACATTGCGTTGCATCTCATAAACAGTAAAAATCTTACCATCTCTTAAAACAAACTCGCCAATATTTGTTTTAATGATTTCATAATGATGTCTGTGTGTTGCTGCTATTGTAATAAAGCAAAGCAATGCACCTATTAAGAATGAACAAATAGCCACCCATATTAAGTCGTTTTTCATTTTATTCTCCAATGCCATGTGTTTTTTCAATAATCCTAACAAACTCTCTAATAGTGCATTGTTTTTCAGGCAAATCTATAGCGTTTATTTCTTCATCACTTAAAGGCTCACGTTTTAAATCATCCTTTGCTTTTGCATAGCCCCGCTGATACATCTCGCGTGCCGTTTGTGCTGGCTCACGTTTTGGTGGTGCTAGGTAGACAGGAACAACATCTGTAACGTTATGCCATGTGACATACGGTTTATCGATTTTAAATACTGTTTGAATATCTCCATAACAATCTTCCTGCTTGTATAGATAACCAACATTGTTAGGTTTCTGCTCAATTTTTTCTAGTTCAGATTGTATGTCCCAATAAAGGTCATAGTGGGTTTCTTCTAATCCGCGCAATACATCTCGCATTCTTTTTAATAATTCTTTTTCTATGCTCATTCTACTACTCCCGTTGCGCTGTCATTGCAGACCGCCATAATCACCCGTGCTGGGCGTTTTGACATCTGGTAAGCACCAACAGCAAGATTCCATTCTTCTTTGGCGTTAGCGCATGCTTGGCGCGTGTCATAAGGTATTGCCGTTGTTGTGTAGGCAATGCGCTCAACCTGTGTTGTTTTGCCGCGTTTGTCGATATTAGTATCC